TGATAATCAAACTCAACTAAAATATTACCACTTTTATCTCCTTGTAAATTACCTGCCATAATTATTTAATAATTTAATCCCTTTTCTTAAATTATCTACCATAATAAAAAAAATATTCATTAATTGCACCTTTATAATCCTGTAGTGAGGGTAGTAATGGGAAAGGTATGATTAACACCGCTCCGTCATATATGTTATTCTCTAAACCACCAAACTCAGGATTTGCCTGTAAAATTAACCAACCAAAAAAGGGTGAATTATAAAACTCTTGAGATACAACATCTAACCTACTTCTACCGACTTTATAAATATATGTTTTGTCTGTTGTCTTTGGAGCAATCTTTACAAAAGGAACAACGGTTTGTTCTCCATTAATTAAAAAATCACTATATCTATTATAATATTGATACGCCATTAGTTAAGTTTTGCCTTTGATATAAATACATTGGCAGGACTTTCGTCATTCCATGTTTTATTATTTGTATTTTGGTTTTCAGTCCAACCTAAACCTTTTATTAATTTTTGTTGAGCATCGGTGTTAGCATTTTCGGTAGTATAAGTAAACACTCTTTTTTTCTTCAAATTAAATGGTGTGTATTTTAAAAAATCTTTTAATTTATTTTTCTCCATATCATCAATAAAATCTTTAGTAATTTTATTCTCTTCTTCAAACACAGATTTAACACCTACTCGATTAAGTGTAATTGAACCTAACCAATATGCGTCAAATAAATTACTAATGTCCGCAGCACCTTCACCAATTAAACCAGTATTACTAAGTATATTGCCAATCAACGCATTTTTAAATGATTCGTATTTTTTAGAATCTACAACATCATTAGATACTATCATGTAAACTCTTCTAAATATATTACTTTGGAATTCTCCATTTTGACTAAATGGATTGAATACTTTTTCAGTTTCAAGTTTGTAATTTGGTCCAAAAACCAACCTACCCGTGTAAGATTTATCGTTACTTGTAAAAGTATTCTCACTCCACACAATAGTATTAAATTCATCTATACTACTTTTAATTTTTTTAACATCTTCTTTTAATTCATCAAGGGTGTTAGTAACATTTGTTGAGCCAGGGTCTATTTCAGTTGTTCCTGATATTATATAGTTAATAACTTTACCATCAGCAGTTTGATACCCGTCAGTACCCGTATTTAAATTTGATGGTAGATTATATGTTATTGTATTAATTCTTCCTACATATCCAATGTAGTTTTGTTGGACATTAACCATACCATTTGTTATGTTTGTAATTGCACTTTGGAACGAACCTCTTTTGTTATTTACAAAATTAGAATAATTTTCTTTTACTTGTCGTATTAGTCGATTTGTAAAATTATACTTTTTATCCGATATAAATTCAATGAACCCTTCATCACCGGCTTTAATATCCTTAATTAATTGTTTGAATATCTCATCTGTTCTTTTTTCTAAATTATTTGGTTTACCAAATAAAATTGTTTCAGTTTCTTTTTGGATTGTAAATTTACCTCTCTGATATATTCTTTCCGCCATCCATTGTTGTCGAACAGCATTATTATATTGATTAAATGATTCTCTATTTTTATTAACCACATTCGTAAAATAATTTTGACTTTCCTCCACTACTTTATCCATAAACACACTATAACTAGTTGTTCCTGTTTGACTTGTACCACTAACTACTGTGGTTAGTATATCTCCAATCGTTTTATTATTACTTTGACCGTTATTTGGTGTCGACTGGTTGATTGTTGGTGGAGCAACACTATCAATTACCGACTTTAAAAAATCTTGGTCAATCACTTTATAACTCAAGTCTGTTGAATCGGCCCTATCATCATATATTTCGGTATTGGCATAATAATTAAAAGTTAATGCGTTTTGTAATTTATCAACAGATTCTTTTAACCCACTACCACCGACAAAATCAAATGTTAAAGTAACATTTGCAATCATGGGTTGTACTCCAATACCTTCAGGGTTGAGGTCTAAATCTTCGTAAGTAAACGATAAACTTTTTGGTATTACTTTAGTATTATAAAAATCTCCGACTCTTAATATTAAAACAGGTGGAGCACCAAATGATGTGTTTGTTGCGTCATTATAAGTTAACACCCTTGAACCATTCTCATTTCTAATTGTAGGTATTGTATCACCAGGTCTCATACATTGTTGTAGAAATGTTAATCTAGAATTTAAACCTTCAGGTGTTATGGAATGGAAACCCGGTTGGAAAAATTTTAATTTGTCTTTTAAATTATCATAAACTAACGGACTTTCTTCTTTAATTGTTTCAAAATAATCGCACTCGCTTAATAACGACCTCAAGACTCTTTTACTAATATTATCTCTTAGTGTTACAGTTGTTTCAATGACAGGTGTTGTTTCGGTCTTTGTCACAACATTTCCAGTTACAACTGTTGTCTTTTTTTCCGGTAATACCGCAGGAGGTGCCTTTAAAGTAGATTTAATACTTGAGATGTATGCTCGTCTACAAGCCATTGCACTTGTGGTGAAAACCTCATTATTTATTGCTTGATTATCTCCGCCATCTTTATCGGTACAAGTAATATTACCCTTAACAAAAAATGTTTTTGTTGTTACATCGTAAGATTCAGGTTGAGCACTCTCTCCTCTAGCAACACCCGGTACCACGATTAATCGTTTAGGTGTGCCGTTAACATATGGAGTCATTTTACTATTATTTGTAATGTAACTAATTGCAGAATCAATCCTTCTTGCAGATAATTCATCATTAGAAGACAAACTGGCTTTAGCCGATGTCGTTGCGTCAATGACAATTGTCACATTACCTTCACTACTATTTGTAAATTGTTTTTCTAGCTCATCAATCAACCCGTCAATCACATTTTTATTTGGAATAATTACATTATTAAAAAATAAGGTAGTTTCAGTTCCCTTTGATTGTGTTTCGTATTCGGGCTTTTGTTTTATATAACTTTCATATAACACACCAAAATTTTTATCTCCTTTAGGTTTTGGAATGGCATTATTAAAATAAAATGACTTATTTAAGAATTGTTTAAAAGTATCTTCGGGAGCACCTCCAGTACTATTATCACTCGAAACTTGAGGTATTGTTGTAATTTCTTTTAGTGCATATTGAATTTGTTCTCGTGTCGATTCTTTTGAACCAATTGCTTGTTGTATTTGGAACAAATCATTTGGAGGTATTGTGTAATATTTTTTTGCAAGTTCATATAAGTCATATTTTCGACACCCAGCAAAAAATGATTCTAAAATAGAGTCAACTCTTGTTTTGTTTGTTTCATTAGCAAGAACTTTATTAACTATCACATTTAAAACCGATGGGTGGTCAACAACTATTTTCCAAGTTAAACTACCCCCTCTACTTGTATTTTTATAGGTATATATGGATTCGGGTCTACCAATAAAATCGGTTTGCTGCCAATTGGCTTGTATATTCTCACTAAAGGTTAATCCATATGGTGGAAACCACATTACTCTACCTCCATTCGGTCCCCTCTCACATACAGGTAAATCAGAAACCGTATAACCAGGTGTATTTGATGTCGCCCACGCCAAATTTTCAATTGAGAACATATATTTTTTGGCATAAGCATTATTCTCAGTCCCAATTATGTTAGTTGAGTCTTGTCCTCCTTCTTGTTTGTTTGGTACGATGTTAAGATTATATGTCTTATCTAAAACAGAGTATGAAAATCTTCGACCTTCGGTGACAATACCGTCAGTTTTTTGAAGGTCATTATATTGTAGATATGGTGTATCTTTAGCAAAAACTCTACAATATTCTGTTCCTACCTCTTGTCCTATTGCCCCAACATAACTTAATACTTTTGAACCCTTAGTAATTTCTTTATATCCGTCATTAAATACTTTAGATACTTGGTCAATCGCATTACCAACATGTTGTAATCTTTTACCACCTTGTGGTTGGCTATTTATTATTCTTTGTGTTTCATCTAAGATAGAACCTTGTTTAAAAGTTCTTTCTGTTGATTCTGTTGAATTATATGATGAAGGTCTGAAGTCCTCGTCTTCATTAATAATTACTCCCCCTACTCCAACTTTTTTACCGGCATTTCCTCGATATTTTGTTGATGTCCAAGTAAATCCTCCTTCAATACCTCCTCCATTACTATATGTCGGACCGTTAGCACCTAAACGAACTTCCCTACTCGGTCCTTCGTATAATTGAGCCAATTCTTGAGGACCATAAACCGGAGATTGTTGTTCATTACCAAACGCATCAACCGGTAACTCTCTACTTGGAGAAAATACTCTTGATGGGTCTGATGTTGTTGAACCAACATAAAAATTAGCATTATTTGTTTGAGAACCAACAATAACACCCCCTAATCTATCAAGTAATGTCCTATCGTAATTTGGTTTATATCTATTAAAATTAATATTTTTCCATAAGATGGATTTTTGTCCTCCACCTGTATTATTGTAGAATATTTGAGACCCTGTTTTTCCCGCACCTAATAAATTAGAAACAAAGTTACCTACCGCAGCAATTGGGTTGGCAAGTAATGATTGAGCGATTGTTGAAGGTCTTGGAGGATTAATATTTGGGTCAAAATATGAACCGGGTATTAATGAAAATGGTAGTAAACTTCCTCCTAATCTAAGTGAAAAATCAGCTGCGGCCGTTATTGGATTCGCCGGAACTGTAATCTGATAATTTGGTTCAATTAACGGAACTCGACCAGTTAGTATATTAACAACATTAGTACTACTATTAATATTTAAAAAATTCGCTCGTCCTACCGTTTCTCTAATAATGGCTCTTCCAATTCTTTCTTCGAATTCTCTTTTTAGAGTTTTGGCACCCAATCGAGCAATAAATGAATCAGAACTAAGTAATCCATTACTACCTTGTGGGTCTGGATTTAAAAGAATAGATAGTGGGGAATATGATGATGCGTTAAATGTTGTGGGGTATGGTTGATTATTATACAAATTTGGTATTCCACCTGTAACACCATTATTTATTGAGTCAGGTGTTGTTATATAATCTCCCGCGTCTAATTGTTGTAAACTATTAGGGCCATAAGCATTTAATGGTTGCCATGGTGGTGCAATCCCCGGAAATCCGATTTTCGCCGCGATTTGAGCATCTTCTAGTCGTTTTGCATCTTGTTGTCCCGGACCATATTCGCCTTGATTTGATACGGTATTTAAGTTTGTTGATAATGCAGGTACTTGTTCATAACCACCATCATTACCCCATTTATTTAACGGGTATAATAAATCCGCATAATAGGGTGTATCAATTAAAAAATCAGGACTATCAACGGGTGTTAGGTCTGATTGAACAATCTCATATGTTGTTGGGGGTGTAACTTTAGTAGGAGATTTGGCGTATGGTACCAAATTTCTTGATATAAGTCTTTGTCTAAACCCTTCGGTACTAATAAAATCTAATGGACTACCCATCTATCTTTTTTATTAATAAATAGATTAATTCTATTTTTTTGAACAAAAGATTATTTTCTTCTTTCAAGTTCTTTACTTTTTGCAGACCAATATTCATAAATCATTCTTTTAAAACTTTCAGATTCAAAATAAGTTGTTAATTGTTGTTGACTAACTCCCGGAGGAGCATCTACCTTTATTGTAATAACGCCACCTAAATCAACTTTTGAATTAACTTGTTTAGGTTCATTAAATGTTTCACTATAATTTTTTAAGGTAGTTGCCGTTCCCATTATAGCATTTTTTGAAACCGGGGCAACTTGTTTAGTTTTAATTTGGGTTTGTGTACCACTTTTCGTCCCTGATGCGGATACCCCCGAACTTACAACACCCATAGTATCCCTAAACATTTGTTCGATAGTACTATTACCTTTAACTTTTTGGGCACTTTCTTTAAGAAGCTCTTTTACCGCCTTTACCGCTTCACCACTTATTCCACTTGCGTTATTAATTATTTTTGTCTGTATTTCCGTAAATTTTGATAATATGTCGGTAGGTGATACATTTACATTACCTGATTGAATATCTTGAATTAATTTTAAACCTTCAGTAACTCCTTCTGAAACAAATTTCGCTATTTCTTTGTCTTTTTCAGTAGTTTTTTTCGATGCCGTACCCGTTATACTTGTTAAGACATTTCTAAATCCTTCAATATTTGTTCTAACTCTAGGGTCGTTTGCGATAGAAAATTTGAATAACGCTAAGATTGCACTAATATCGGCAGCAACATTTTTTGTAAAACCTAACTGACTTCTTTGAATTTCTTCTAAAGATTTTGGAGCATCTTTTTGTTGTTTGATTAATTTATCAAATTCTTCTTGGCTTAAGTCTTGTAACTGTTTTGTTGTTTCATCATCAATTTTAACTTCATATTTACCACCTTTACCCATCGCAGCAATATTTGCCAAGTATTGTTTGTCCTCTTCATTTTCAAATTTTAACCCCGCAGCACTTACTTGAGATAACCTTTTATCTAAATCTGCCGCGGCTAACGCCGACTTAGCTAACGACCCAGGTAGTAAACCAGCTTCCTCTTCAAGTTCTTTCAAAATTCTAACACCTTCAGGATTTATTTTAAATGCTTGAGCCTCCTCACTAAAATAAACAAATTTTTCACCCAATCTTGCCAAACTATTATTTAATCCTGTTGGGTCATTTAATGATTGATTCATTAATGCAAACGGGTCAATTAAATTACCCGCCGTTACTCCCAATCTTTGAAATGCTGCCGCCATATTAATGGCGTTTTCAGGTTTCAACATTTTATCCGCAAATCCGAATGTTTGGGACATATCAAACCTTAACATTGAGGATTGTGCAGCCATTTTAGTTAATCCCGCAACACCACCTTCAAATTGGAAACGATTCATCTGTTCCATATTTGCACTAACAGATTGCATAACTGTTCTAGCATTCAATCCCACACTTTGAACATACGCAATTGACTTTTCAATATTAGGTCCTATTCGTGATGTTTCATATCCAACATTTTTAAAATTATTAACTAAATCCTTAGCCGTTATTCCTAATATTTCACTGGAGGCATATAGTTCAGAGACTACTTTTTTATTTTCAATAACATTTCTATTTGATGCATCGGCAATTTGTGTTATTGTGGTTAGAGTATCACCTAAATTACCGCCTAATCTTAAAACTTCAACAGAGGAATCGGCAAAGGCTACCTTCATTTCCTGAATTCTAGCCCTACTTAATGTGAAACTTTTATTTAGCCCATCCGCACCCGCCGTCACGTCGGCAATGGCACTACCAATAGCCTTTACGGGATTCGCTAAATCTTTAAGATTTTTACTTAAATCTTCTAAACCTTTTTTGGAACTTTCTATTTCTTCGGGAGTTGCCATATTCTTATTTTATATATAAATAGAAGAAGGACTAAAAATTTTAGTCCTTCTTATTTTCTTCAACCCATTTATCGAGTAAGTATCGTCTTAAAAACACAGGCATTTGTAAAAAATCTTGGTAAGTGATTTTCATCAAATTATTCAAATAATAAAACTCATCAATTTGATTCTTTCTATAATCAGAAGAAAGGACGAAAAAAGTCCACCCCAAAGCCAACATTCACTATTAGCTTTTCTCCGGACGGGGCCATAATTGTTTTAGTCATATCTAATCTTGGTTCATTTTGATTCATAAATTTTCTAATGTGTTTTGAATCTGCAATTGGCATAGACTCAACAAACTTAGAAATAACTACTTTGTCGGTAGAACCATCAACCTCAACGATTTCTTTTTGTAATCTCCAAGTAATTCTTGGGACAACTCTACCTTGAGGGTATGAATCCGCCAATTTACTAATCTCCATAATTTCACCATAGTTTAATGGTTTTATTTTAATAGTAGATTGAGTTTTAGGTAATGATACTGTAAATGTTCCGTCCTCATTAGGTTGTTTACCTTCAATAATTGGTAATTCGTTTAATTGTACCGTTGATTGGAATGGTTTTTTAGTTACCGGGTCGGTCAAATTTAATTCCATCTCAGGACCAAATGCAGTATTCCTTAAAAATATTAAGATAGATTCAACATCACCTTCAATTAAATCCTCAACTTTAATGTCCGGTTCATATATTTTTGAACGTAGTAGATTGATTGTTAAATCATCCGCACCTCCCATTAGAATATTTTCATCTGATGCCGTTAGATACCCGACCTTTAATGATTTCTTTTTGTTTTTATAAAAAACCCCTTTTGATGGTAGTTGAACCACGTCATGTGGTAATGTAAAATTTTCTTGACCGTAGTCTCTTGATTGTGTATCCATATATAAAAAAATAACCGTAAAGTGTTTATGCTTTACGGTTAAAAATAGTTGTATTTAAATAATTGTAAATAATAAAAATAAATTAGTATACTAATACACATCTGTCCATTCTTAATGTCGCTTGAATATCCGCCAAAGCATCATCACTATATCCTAAACCACCAAAGTTAACATCAGTTAAGAATGTTCCATAAAGAATCCATTTCTCAACCACGACTCCCGTTGGGTCTAACATTTCAAGGTCAATATCTTTTTTATAACCCGCAGCATAACCCATACGACCTGTAACTGATTCAGCATGTAAACGAACCCATTCCATAAGAGCTTGAGCAGCAGAAGGTCCGATTGGGTCACGGAATTTAACTTGGATTGGGTCCCAATTAAATCTACCCGCAACGAATGTTGACGTATTTAAAAATTCAATTTCTTTTGAGTTAATTTTAATTGATGGTCTTGCGGCAGTTTCTACAAACCATTCGTTAATTCCTAAACTTGATGGAAACCTTAGAATAAACCTATTTTTTCTTTTCGGTTCGTAAGGTATGGGCATTTTCATTAATAAATCAGCCATGTTATTTCAATTTTGTTTTTTTTGTGTTTATATTTTATAAATATACTCTTGATTAAAAATTTTTATATTTACTTTTTTTTTTAAGAAATTATTCTCTAGTTATATAACTTTTTAATACCTCCAGCAGTAGAATAAGTCTTAACTATATTATCTGGTTTATCTTTAAAATGTTTACTCATTACTTCTACATTTTTTATATCGTCATCTGAAAAACCTATTACTGGTTCATTTGGTATAAAATTGTTTGATATATCATTTTTTATAAATGCTCGTTTATTTAAATTTCCGGCAATATTTTTAATATAAGAAACAAATTTTTCCATCGCTTTAACTTTTAACTCTTCAGGATTCGCAGCACTACCCTCACCAAATGTGACTGGATGATATTTGTTAAGGTTTAAATAAGATTTAATTAATTCGTCATCGCTCATATCGTCTTCACCTACAAATGTTCTATATTTTTTTAAATTTTTAACTAAAGAATCTTTATCAATACCATTAAACCCTTTAATAATATAATTGTAAATAGCTTGTTTTAATGTTTTAGGGTTATGTCCTCTTGCGGTGATAATTGAAAAGATAGACCCATTGTTAATAGCTTCTCTAAAGTCATCAAATGCCGGTCCTTCTTTTGCTCTCATAGCATCGATTAAAAAATCTTTGTCACCTTCGGTTCTAAAATTTCTAAATGGATTATCCGCAAAACCAACAATAGTCTCACCTTTATATTGTATAGGATTTTTTCCCAAGTCGTGTCTATACTCGGCAAAATCATCAGTACTCATCCCTATCTCATCACCATCTTCAGTTTTTAACATAATTTTAGTTGGCATATGAACAATATTATCATCCCAATCGAATGCGTAATATTTCATATCTGGTGTCCCTTCAGGTTTAAATCCTTCTTTAAGTTGTCTTTTCATATTTAAATAAGTAAAGGGGATACTTTCGTACCCCCATTAAATTTATTAGATATTTTCAAATGAAGCTCCTGTTGGAGTTATGAAGAACTCGATATCGATGAACTCTAACGCCTTAGTAGGTTTCAAATATATTTTACCTGTTAATGTGTTTCTGTCTAAATCTTCAGGAGTTGATAATACAGTTACACGGAAATCGTAAAGACCTCTATCTCTTCTGATTGAATCCAAAATAGGGTTAACACTATCCAAGAATTGTTGTCTAACGATTTGGTCGTTTTGTTCAAACAATAATCTTATCGCTACCGCTGAAATCAACTTACGAGCTTGAAGTAATAATCTTCTTACATTCAATCTGTTAAGTGCTGTGTCAGCAACTTGTAAAGTTTTATTACCCCAAATTACAGTTCCAACATCAGAGAAAGTTGCGATAGGGTTAATTCTACCCTGATACAAGGTATCTCTATCTGTTTGTGTAAGTTTTTGTCTAGCTTTGATTGAAGTTACAAGACCTCTTGTGTAACCCGCCGATGCGAACCAAGGGAATGATATGTTATCAGTCAATGCTAAGTTTCTACAAACCTCACCTGTTGGTGGTAAATAAATTTGTGTATTGTTAACGGTATCACGAACTAATATCCAAGGATAATAAGTTGCGGTATAGTTAGAGTCAATTCCTGTGTTGTCTAGATTATCAACCGCTTCTTGAGAATAAATAATATCTTGAGGATTAGTTGCATCCGGTGTATACATTCTATAGTCAGGTGTTGTTGCAATATAAACTGAATCCGCTCTTGAGAATTGAATCATGTCAATTGCTTCTTCAACAAGGTTTGAGTTATTTACGTAATCAATACTTGAAGTTGCAAATACATTTATATTTGTTGATTCAGGATTTGCGAATGTTAAAATACCAAGTAAGTAAGCGTAGTAGTCTGTATTAGCAAAATCTTGAGTATTATTTTGAACAACAATTCTCTTGAATAATCCGTCTCCTGTTGCATTTGGATATCTTCGGTCAGTATTTGACGCTCCAGCCAAGTAACCTGATGCTCCTAATTGGAATCTATCTTCGTTAGTTCTCCACTCTCTATATATATCCCATCCGTCAAAGCCACCCGCAAAACATATAGTATATTTTCTTGAGTATATGAAATAATATGGATTTTCTTGTGTTTCAGGGTCATTTCTAAACTCAGCAACACCACATTCAAACGCAGTTTCTCCGCTTGATTTAGAAGTGATTCCGATTGTAACAACCGTTGCACCTGAATCCATGTGGAATCCTTTACTTCTCACATTCCAAGGTTGACCCTCAACCGCCGGATTACCAATCCAGTTTGAAGGTGTTTGTTTACCCTTATATGTTAAGAAAGATTCGTCAATTCCAAATTGTGTTGAAAATCCTAAGTAACTTCTTCTTACAATATCTCCTGCAGATTCTACAGGTGCACCTCCAGCATTTACGCCAAATGGTGGATTTGCAATAACTTCACCAGGGAAATAATATTTTGTCTTAAATTTAGGATACGGTGAAGGATAAGTATCATAATCCGAATATTCTCTTTGAGTATATCCGTAAAATCCACATGGTAAAGCGTCTATTGGTGCTTCATCTGCCATCTCAACCATTATATATCTTGAGATTAACGCGTATTCTCCATCAGATGAACCAATTTTTTTAGCTATAAAATTATTTGATAATGGGTCTAAATTACAATTTGTGAATTTTTCAATTACCACAGGATTTGCGTCAGTATCAAAGAAATTTCTAACTAATACATCAAATGACATATTATTATATGAAAGGTTTGCGATTGAAACTTTTACTTCGGTATTTGCAGAATCTCCATCAGAAATTGATATAAATTTAAACAAGTTATAAACTTTGTTACCTCTTAATTCCGAAACCAAATATGGTGTTTCAGGTGATTGGTATCTTTCTAAATTATATGCAATAGAGTCTGTTCTTTGACTTCTAGCGTCTGGTAATGCAATTAAATCACAAGCCAAACCTCTTATATAACCTTGATTATACGCATAATTCAACGAACCTTGATAAGCCTCCTCAACATAAATTGGAACTTCAAATCTTGATTTTCCAAAATTATCAACCCCTAAAACTTTTGTAATGTATTTTGATGATGCCGCCAACATTGAAGTTTCGAATGAAAATACCTCATTATCTTTAGTTACCCCTGATAATAAAAATGTTGAGAAAGGTGATTTTGAAATATCAGAATATTGTCCAGTACAAATTAATTGTAAATTATTTGGAACCCAAGCATTACCATTATCATAATCGATTCCTACTTGATAAATTGGTCCATGATTAATACTTGCCGCGTCATTTGAATAAAGTGAAATACCTCTTGAACGAATGGTTGCAACAACCATATTATTGAACTCACTATATGCAGAACCTGTAAATGTATATGAATTACCGGTTACAGTACCTGTAAATGTATTTGACGCTCCTGAAGTTAAACTAGAAACTGAATAGTAAAATGAATAACCAGTATAATTACCTGTTAAAGAATCATTATTTTCAAATTCAAAATTAGCATAAAACCAAGAATCGTTAGAAGACTCAGTTAAATCATTTTGAGTAAAATTATTTTCACATCCATATGGATTCTCAATTGTACTATATTGACCTGATAAATTATTATAAACAGTTTCAGGGATTGCTCCGTATACCACTGCGGTTGTTGCTGATAATCTTGGAGAGTTCATTATCGCACCTAAAGAATTATTAAAATCTATTTGTAATGTTGATACCGAACCATCGTCTAACCTATATTCAACATTTAAATTTTGGTTAACTTCATTTGGTAATGAACCTGAAATAAATTCGACTTGTTCTAATGTTGAATCACCCGTAAAATTTGCCGTGAATGATGTTCCCGTAGATGGGTTACCAATTGTTGTTGGGTCTACATTAGAGGTAACAGTAAGTGACCAAGATGGTCCTGCATCATATCCTGATAATCCAAGAATTCTTGTTACAAATAATTGATTTGATTGTTGTAAATATGATTTAGCTATGTATGCCGCTTCATATTTTGGAATTTGGGTGTTATAAAATTTGACAGGTTCTGTTCCTCCAAAATAGGCTTGGAACTCATCATAATTAGTTATAAATATCGGTTCAAAGGCCGGTCCTTTAATTGTTTCTCCCACTAAACCTAATGTCGTAACACCCACACTTTGGGCTACGAAAGATAGGTCTGTTTCTGATGTATACACACCCGGAGATACGAATACTTTTTGGTTTGCTTGTGCTGTTGCCATTATTTATTAATTCTATTACAGATTTATTTTATAGATAAATATTCGATATTTTATGAAAAAACTTTACTTTTGAATAAGTATTTATAAATGGTATGAATTAATTCTGCCTTTTTTCTCACCATGAAAACTAAGAAAGAAATTAAAAACATTAAAATATCCCCCGAATCACACAATATCCTTAAAAAGTATTGTGATAAACGAGGAATTAAAATTTATAAATTTTTGGAAAATTTAATTATAGAAACTTGTAAAGAGAAGAAAGATATCTATGGGGAAGATTAAACCAACTTGTTATCGAAGACAATTAACGCCTCGTTATTATTATTTAGTTTAGTAACTTCAATCCTTAAAACATCATTTGTATTAATTTGAATTACTTCAACATCGCTACCATAATAATTGTCATTTATATATACATCAAATGTTTCAACATTATCTGAATTTGCAACACTCATATTGGCCCTAAAATCAATAATGTCTATTAATGTTGTATTACCGGTTACAAATAAGAAATCTAATTTAAATTCGTCCGGATTTTTTGGGAATTGATTTCTTTTTTGTTTTCTTGTTGTGGTATCCATTTCAATAAGTTGAGTAACTCTTTGGATTGCCGGTTTAACTTCAAATTCTTCTTCATCAATCAGATATCCTAACATTGTGAAATCATAATTCTGAACATAATATTTTCTTGCGTCTATGGTCATTTGAGATTCGTCAGAAACATTATCTAAAATAATTGGAACATATTGACCCTTAATAAAGGTGTATGCTTGTCGTGACGCAAATGTTTGCATTACAATTTTATTTAATTGATTCAATTCCCTCATTCTATTACAAACGATTTTAACATTATATTTGATATCGACAGGGACAGGTTGTGGTATTGTATAGATATCCATACCTTGTTCATTACCATTCCAAGTTGGAACAGATGCGTAATAAAATTGTTTTCTATTTGGAATTGTATATTGAAGTGATGGGTTTGAACCATATTTAACTTCAGGACTTCTAACGACTGTAATATATGGTGGGTCTGGGTTATAATCTAAGTCTATGAATTTATAAGTTTCGACATATTGAGACCAATTTTGAGTGGTAATAATAATATCAACCATTGGAACTATTTCTCCTGCGGTAACAACCTTCAATTCATTTTTAACGAAGTCCAACATACCTCTATCTAAATCCGCGTGCAATACCGATTTGGGTAAATAAGTCCCATCTTCGTTGATATATTGCAATAGTTCTTGTCTACGAGCCGATAACTCTTTTCGAGGAACTAGTGGTAAGGTTGGTTTAACTATGTTTTTTGGTAATGGCATAATTTTATAATTTTTTCCATGTTTTTACATAAATCTCTAAATCTAAAGGAACCGCATAATTTATAATATTGATATTAAACATATTATCTAAATTCCTAATAATTGTTCTTCTCATATTAAATTCGTGTTCTTTGGGGATTTTATTAAAATAAAATTTTAAAAGATATTCATCTGTTGAATAATTTTCAACCCCATAATGAACCTTTTTAGTCGTAACCTCAATATCGAGTAAATCTTCGGAGAATGAATCTTTAAAAAATTTAATAATACTTGGTAGTAATTTTTTAATATACTTCTTATTGTCTTCAATTTTTTTGATGTTATTATCATTAGAATTTTCCATCTCTCTTAAAATTTTGTGAATAATATCTCGCATATCTTAAATACCTTTAAATTCATTTTCACTAACATAGGTTGCGGTAATAGTTCGATAGAATGGTTTATAACCCCCATATGTATGTTTATTGTCCGACTTAACATATCCGTCATCACTTACAACATAATATCTAACTCGGTCTTCAGATTCGTAATATCCAATATAATCACCCAAAAATATTTCAACATCCAAATCATTAAGTTGTTTTTGATAGATTGAAAATTTCATATTACCAGGTTCCTTCTGTTCAACTTTAGAATTACCAATAAATTTGGAAGTCGGCGCCATAACTTGGACAAGACCTTTCAATTCAACAGGTGCCATAAACTGAATCCCGTCTTCTAACACTTCACCATATACATCATCTGTTTTTGTCTTATACCTATCAATACGATATAATACAATGGTAAAGTTCATATCTCCCTCTAACCACTCCTGCCCCATATCAATTTCCAATGAATAGTCCTCACCTCCAAAAAATTTCCCTAGTCTTGTTATAGGAACTAAATTATTTTGCATATTACTATCTGTTTAATTGTTGTTTATACCAAGATTCAGAACTTAACCCTGTTGAAGTAATTATTACTTTCGCATTAAAAAAATTTTTAAGGTTTTTTTTCATCTCTTCATTCCATTTCATCCTTAAATCATCATATACTCTTGGACTTGTTTTTACTTTTAATATCGGACTATCATCAGGAACAACATACTTAACTGACATATAATACTCATCTTCATCTATTGGTGTTAAATCAAAATCAACAAATGATACTTCTGTTGGTTTAATTACCGATAACATTTTT